CTATTTGCCTCAGCATTGAACGCCTCTATATAAGTCTTTATTTTTGCGACCTGCGAAGCGGCCAATTCAGAATCTTCCTCATCTTCGATAAAGTGTGATAGCGTTGCGAACCACTGGTCAACCTCTATTGAGTTACCATCGTAATCGTCTATAACGTTCTCAGCATCTAATTTTGTAACCGAAGTTATCGAAGTTGCTGTTCCGCCGACATCCGGTTTTGTATAAGATGAAGCACCCGAACCTGTAGAAGCTGTCCCGCTCGCATTCGAAGGTCCTGCGGTCTCATTTATCCCGGCAGCATCTGTAGGTCCAACCGTAATTGCATCCTGCGCCGCAGAAACGGCATCACCAAGAGAAGCGTTTGAAAAAGATATAGTAGGGTTGCTGGGAGTCGAAGGGATTGCAATGTCACTTAGCACGATTACCGGCTCAGAGGGCATAGAGTCTTTTACTCTCGCCATTAAATATTGACACGCTTTTGCGCTAGCACCAACAACAACTACGTCCTCCATACTATCAGGGAAGGAATCAGGAGTGTCAGTAATGTCGGAGGCGCTTGCAACTACAGTCGGGAAAATTACACTTTCAACTCTAAAAGCATTTGGACTTACTCCGGGCGTTGGGAAAACGTAAATAGAGCTATTCTTAATAATGTAGATAGGAGATTCTACGCTAGCGGAAAACATACTATTAGAGTCCTGAGCTTTTCTAAAATATTTAACAGGCAATTCCCTACATTCAACGTATTCGCCATTTGTCCCGCGCTCCCTTATAACGCTAACTATTCTATGATTAGCGATATTTGTAGAGTTATTTGTTATATCTCCAGATTCTTGCGTAAATCCTTTAATCTTATCGTCTGGTATTGCTCTTATGACTTCTGCTGCTGTATCAGTTAGCGCGTCACCTAAGAAAGTATCGTCACCTACTGCTCCAACGTAATCTTCTATTCTTACTTTAAATGTACTCATTAGAAAATAAAATCCTGTAATGGTGGTGGTATAATGTCTGGTTTAGCCTCTCTTGAATTTCTTGTCTCTATGAATTCTTTTTCTATCTTCTCCGCTATCCCATAATGTCCGCTACCAATTTGCATCTGGCTATCTAAGAGTAGAAAGTGCGCCAATGCATAATGCACACAAGCTGGAATAAGTTGAGCAGGCAAATCGACCCCATCCGTGACTGCATTCTTCGGCATAGGGGTTGCATAGTAATAAACTTTCAATGTACTTCCAGAATCTGGTGTTTTAGTTAAGGTTAGCTTAATCCCGCCCAGAGTCCAAGTCCCGACGCTATCATAAGCTGTGCCGTAAGCGGCGCCTTTTACGGGGATGCTAAATGCGCCAGCGCTCGTGACCGTGATACTATGCACAACGTCATTCACCTCGCTCTTAGCTCCGGTGGCAGAAAGCAAACCGACTATATCGGTAATTTTTACTCTATCTCCAGTCTCTAGTCCGTGGGCCGAACTTGTCACTACAATCGGATTTGCGCTTGTTGCTCCGGTAATGCTTCCGGTGCTTGCGCTCTCTTCACTAACAAAATATCCAATATTCTGAATAGTGTCCTCATCTATTCCTTCTGCATATCTTTTTTCACTAACGTAGGGAACGGTCTTACTGTCGTTACTCCCAATCATCGCTACCTTGTAAATCCGCATGCTAGCGTCTTCATTACTCAAAGTATAAACATTCGTCGTACTAGTGGAGAAGGTCTGTGAATTTCTTTTCCTCAGAACTCTAGCTCCAACCTCTTGCACCTTATTATCAAAGAAGCTAGCGATTAAAGGCTCTGTAATTGGGAAGCCTAGCGCTGCTTTGCTTAAACCCGCTTCAATCATTTCATACGCTTCTTGGTATCTCATTATGCTTCGCTTCCTGCTAGTTTTTTAAATTTATTATTTTCTTCTTTAGTCATATCAAATCTTTAGTAAAAGGGGGCAGGTTTAATTACCCCCTTTAAACTGTTTACTTAAACAAGCTTCATTATTGCATGAGTTTGTTCTTGGCGAATTTCAGCACCTGCTTCAACTAGCCATTCGTCTGTTTGACCGTCACTACCATCTTGAACGATATCTCTGCGAAGCTGAAAATCAGATTCGGCTAAGATACGCGTGTCAAAATTGTTAAAGTCTACAGCTACTGCGTAGTCTTCGTAAGCGCCTTTCAAGAAAGGATGAGGAACGAAGTTCAATGTGCCTACTGGCCCCATGTAACTCATTACTCTTAACCCAGCTCGTTCTTCTTCGCCCATCATGGCGTTAAGATTACTTGTAGAGTTCGCTCTAACCATTGCTGTAAGTTTTAGCAACCATTTATTGGATGCAAAAACCGTTTTTTCCATTGAACCATCGATGGTATCTTGGAAAATATGCTCAACAACAGCGTCAAACAACGCAAGTGTTCCAGATGAGTTATTCAACTGTAACGAAGAATCAACATCAGCGTTATTAGTTTGAATAATACCAGCCGTTCCACCAACACCCAAACCTGCGAAGGTTCTTTTAGGGTTAGCAGAAGTAGCATCTAGGCTAATTGCACCATTAAAAAGCATAGCGTATTCTACGTTAGCTTTAATCTGGGCTAGCTTACGAGCTTGCAACCTTGCAAGTTCTGGTCCACCGTATTGGTCGGAAACTCTAGCGGTACGAGTAATCGTATAGGGTTCGCGAAAGATTTGCGTACAATTCTTTAATCTACGAACTTTTTTACGAGTCTCAGAACCAACAGCAGCGCCTTCAGCATACTCACCATTACCACCAGCTACCATGAAATAATCAGCATCAGCAAAGGCGACTTCGCCAAAGCCCATCGGGTCATTTCCATAGTAAGTAGTTGCTACAGCATTGTCATAAAACTGACCCGCTGTTGCAACGTAGGTTAAGGTAAGAACACCGGCTGCATCGGCTGTAATCATGTCCGTACTATCAGCAACTGCTTCAACGTTATAAGCATTTAACGAAGCATGCTTATGAGCGCTTAAGAATTGAACATGTTTATCCGTTGGACTAGCTAGGTTTACATCTTTACCAATTGCAACACATATAAAATGAGTTACAGCGGTTGTTAAAGCAGCAGAACCACCAGCTACAGTAGCTGTATAGATTCCACCAACTTCAAATGCCTCAACTTGAGCTTGTCTTCGGAATTTAACAATAGCATTATCACCATTGATTCCAGCGGTTGCGGTATCGGTTACATCCGAACTTGTTATTTCGGTTTTTACGCTTCTTTTAATGAAATACTCGTCTTCCATCCATTCAAAAATCGGTACAGGAGTTCCTACTGTGCCTGTACGACCTGAAATGGATAGCAAAGGTGTTACAGATTCATTGTAATAATAAATCTTTGGACCTAATTCGAGTACTTGTCTTTGTGTGCCGTCGCTGAATTGTCCAGCGGTTCCGGCTCCATATGTATATGCCATTTGACATACTCCTTTATTTAGGGTTATTTTTTGCTAAATTGCAATATTCCCTTCATAAAGTCATCTAATTCTTTATCTTGAGGTTTCTTGGCGGGAGTAGAGTTGCCTTCGACTGAAGCGCCACTCTGAACTCTTTCCATTTCCAAAACCTTATTTTGACTAGCCTTTTCTTTTTCTGAAGGAGAATTTGCACTTTCTTGTTTTCCGTTCAGAACCTTCCACACCTTAACCATATTAGAAGTTGTTACATTTTCAGGACTTTTCATAAAACCATAGTATGATTGTATTTCTTCTTCCGTCATACCTAACGACTTAAGTTCAGTTACTTCAGCTTCACGTGCTTTTACTTGACTCTCTTTTTGCCTTACGCCTTCAAATTGATTCATTGCTTTTTTAGCGCCTTGGTCAATCAACCATTGGTCATATTCCTGCCGCCAGACTTGCGAAGATGAGCCATCGCTGGCTTCTTCTAGTATTTCATAATCTTCCGGCTTTTGAGGAGAACCACCAGCTTCTTGCTTGTCGGCTTCTACTTGCAACTTTTCTACAATATGAGGGTTTTTCTGCAACCAAGAGTCGATTACGTCGAGCTTTTCATATTTTGAACTTTTATCACGAAGTTCGCCTTCAGCTCTATCTTTTGCACTTTGTATGTTTTTATATGCATCAGCGAGCTTACCTCGACCTTCTTCGGTATCTTCAAACTTATTATCAATAAGCCATTTTTTAACTTCTTCTACAGCTATTTCTTCCTTTTGAGTTATCTCTGCTTGTTCTTCCTTAGAAAGCTCAATGGGTTCTTCTGCTTTAGATTCTATTTCGTTTTTCACATTCGCCTCTTTAGAGCTAGTTGGGCCTTCGTTAAACGTATTTAACATGCCAATCAAGTTATCTTTCTTAGGTTCCTGTGTACTTGTCGTATTCTTAGACATTCGATGCTCCTTTTTCTTTTGGTTATCCTAATCCGACTTGTTCTTCAAATGGACTAGAAGCCGTTCCTTCTGAGTTAACCGTGCTTCTTAAGTCAGCTAAATCAATAGCTGTTTTATCTGTCATCTCTTTCTGTTTTCTTTCCTCGTTCTTCGCTGTTGCCCTTAAGTTACTTACAGCTTGCTGTACGGGCTTTGTTGCTTCGGAGACTTCTGCTCGCATTTTTGAATGGAACAGCTCCCTTTCTCGCGTCTGCAAATCTCCGCTTACACCTTTCAACTGCTGTGACAACTGTTGATTCTGAGCCTTTAATTGTTCTATCTCGCTCAATCTGGAAATCAACGCAGCTTTATCTACATCACCCTGCAAGCCCATGATTACCTGAGTCTTGTCATAGATACCAACTTGTAACAGTTGTATATCTTTAGCCAAGTCCGCGGTAGGACTCTTCGAGCGAGTACTTCCGATTACAACTCTTATATCTACTTCTGCCGTTGTAACATCGTACATTCTTTCAATCGCCATTGTGTAATCGTTTATTACAGGGACATTAATCTTTAGTTCTTTTTCAATACCTAAAGGATTTATGACTCTTAAAATTCTTTCTTTGTCATATACATAGGGGATGTACTTAGATATAAGCCTACCTATATGCGTGAGCATATCGTATGCAGGTAATATCTTCCAGTTTTGTTTTCTAGAAGAAGATTCGTCTAATATCTTTGCTTCTCCAAATGTGCCAACCGCCCCAGCCGGGTTTCCTTGTTGGAATTTATAAGCACCAAATACTGTCTCTATATCCGTTTCATATCTTTGCTTCTCTAAATAGAGCTGGGAACTTATAGCAGGCGGGGATAATTCTTTAATCTTACCTTCCCTTAATGCTGACGGGTTCGCTCTTATAATAGCGTTAGGAACAAACCACTTCTCAAGCTCTTCCGGGTCAATTGCGCCATCTTCATAAATCAATTTAAAACTGGCTGTACTAGTGGCGTGAGATATAAGTAATGCCTCGGTTCTGTTTAACATTCTTTGCGGAGTCTTTGCATGCCTGACATCGCCAGCGGGATATGGGTTCCCATTATGCTCATTACAAGCGGGAACAATAGGATAGTCTTCTAATGGTAAGACAATATCATATATCATCGCATCGCCGATAACAAAGCTTTCCCTTACTCTTGTAATGAATATCTTTTCTTCTTCTACTTGATTTTCAGCAATATAAGCCTTATATCTTTTGGTCGCCTTAAACTCATCGTATTCTTTTTTATTAAAGCTTTTCTGTCTGCTGGTCAGTTTGTCTGTCAAAAGAATCTGTTCTTCGCTTACCTTGGACCATCGTATAAACCTTCTAACCTTCCCTTGTCTAGCATCATTTACATCGCTTCTTCTTATTATATCGTCTCTATTGTATTTAGAGGTCGGGTATTCGTCATCCCTATAATCTTCATGAGCGTCTTCTATCTCGGCAGCATGCTCGGGGAACATTACCTTCATAGAAGTCTTCGTGCTAGTATCTGAGAGTATTATGGAAGATGCATCCCTAAAGAACGGGTCTGTTGAATTTGGGTCAACGTACACATTCTCAGGGGCAACTCTTTTTACCTTTATGCCACCTCTGCCCTGCTCTGACTGCCAGTCTGGGTAGACATACATGTAGCCTACACCCTTGACTGTATAGTCTTTTACAATTGAACGGAAATGCCTATCTCCATCTGATTCGTACCAGATTTTATCTAATAATTTATTGTATACAAACGCAACTTCAGAGTCTGTTTTTCCCGTAGGTCTTACATCCCATTCCGGACTAGAACCAGCGACATTGGACAGCACTTGCTCGACGGCTGGTCTAATTTTATTATTCGCCTCAGGTGGTTGACCAACGCCTACTAAATACTCTTTTTGCGCTCTTGTTAATTGTAAACCTAAATAAAACTCTTCGTCTTCTGACATTTGGTACTTATGTTCATCTGCCGAGGATTGGAAGTAAACGTACTCATCACTAATGTCAGACGCAGATATTTCATCAAGTTTGATGTTTTTTAAATTTATCATGCTACCGTATATTACTCATTATTGTCTATATTATGCAAATACACTTTGTCCTGTTTCCCAATCTATTCCCTTAAATGGAGAATACCCTCTATATGGAGCGCCGTCCTCATCATAACCGTGTCTAGGTGCGTAGATATCGTCAATCGCCCATCTTAAAGCGTCTAAAGTGTCTTTTTTAAAACTTCCATGTTCTTTGAAATTCAAAAGTTCCTGTTCCAACTCCCAATGCTCATCCTTTATACACATAGCGTTACTTGCGAAATAAGGTTGTAATTGTTTTATCCTATAGTACTTACTTTTGATTGCTTTCTTAGGCATCACATTGTAAAACTTCCCAGTCCGCTTGGACTCGCGCATCATATAATCGGAAAGCATAACATGCCCAGTCTCCTCTATGTTTACGAGTTTTGGCTTGTAATGTTCTATCATTTCGGTTAACTTATCAGCTAAATCCATTGGCGCCATTTGACCTCGATGGTAGTCAATTACATAAATATTGTTCTCAGAGTCTACTCCTACAACCATAATAACTGAAAAGTCAGCTTTTATATTCTCACTTGAAGCCGGGTCGACTCCTATAAAGACATTGACGGGGATTTCCCAAGTCTCATCTTCAACGTCGCGTATAATAATAGAGAAATCATCGCTATTTTTAAAATGTCCCTCCCAATAGTTAATGTTTTCTTTTTTAAACACTCGAAAACTGTCATCCATTGGTATATTCTGGTATTCTTGGTAGAAATAAGCAACATCACCCTCAGATACCAACCTGTCTCGCTCGGCGATAAGCCAGTCGTACGGCCTATAGTCTTCCCACAATACCTTGGGTTTATCATTTTTATCTAGAATCTCCTTGCCACTTGCCGTAAACTTCCCAATCGGGTTATCCTGTAGGATAGCTTGGTAGAATAAACTATCCCAACCTTTTATTTTACGTACACCGTTCTTATCATAAGCTAAATGACCTGCAATTCTATTTAAATAAGACTCTTCGTCTACGATTGTCCCTATAAATATAAGTTTTGAGTCACCAGAACCGGCAATAACTGCACCATTCAGCCATTGTCTAAATTGGTCGCGTAATGTTTGCGTCGCCGTATTTCTTTCGCCCTCTCCATCATCAATCACCGTAAGCGTTGGTCTGTAGGCTCCGTATTTTAGTCCACGAACCTTCTGACCTGTACCACGAATAAGCACTTTACAATAACTATTTGGTATGCCATTGTCGTCAAAGCCTGCTACAAATTCTTTTTCCTCTTTGCCCCAATTCCGACCCTTTCTATCTCCAAAAAAATACTGCAATTTTTCATTGAACTCTATTTCATTCCCAATAGTTTCTAAATAAAATTTTGATTGCTTTTCTGATTCCGATATTAAAAGAATAAATTTCTCTTCATCGAACAGAATACGGTGTAATGGGTAAACTAAGTTGATTAAGGTTGATTTGGCGTG